TGTTGTGATTCTTTTACATTTCGATGTGTTGACAGGGTTAACCCTGTCAACGCTTGGAATAGTCTTAACTTTAAGAACTATAGGGAGGGTTTAATTATGGGTTTATCTTACAAAGGCTATAACATTAGTTGTAGACCTCTAAAAACTGACAACCAATGGCAGTTGGAATTAGAGAAAAATGGTGGTGAGATTGTGCACACTTACACAATCGACCCACAAAAAACACTTTTATCGGTTGAAAATTTCGCCTTAGATGAAGTCGATAAAAGAGTAGCAGAAGACTTAAAAAAATAAAATCTTTAAACACACGCCCCACACGTGGGGCGTGTAGCTCCCACCATTAATAGAGGTACCAAACCAAAACCAAAAATAGAAATTTTTATTAAAATTTTTTTTTGGGAAATTTATACTAAAGTATACTAACATTAACTAAACCTAACATGACAAATAGACGTACAAAGCTCTTTGGTGAAAGGGGGTTTATTTTTTGGGGACCCAAGGGTATAGTGAATTAAGATGACAAACACAGATTTGATGACCACTGACCAATTACGAGAGAGGCTCGAAAAGGTGTGGTTACAACATATTAAACTATGTCAGGATAACTTCTTATATTTTGTTAAAAATGTTTGGCCTGATTTTATTTGTAAAACTGATAAAGATCCTGATAGATGGGGACACCATCAACATATAGCTTATGAATTTACTAAGATAGCAAAAAATAAAAAAGGAAGGCTCATAGTAAATATGCCTCCTCGGCACACTAAGTCAGAATTTGCATCAATATATTTTCCAGCATGGATGATTGGCAAAAACCCCAAAATGAAATTAATGCAAGTGTCCCACAACGCAGAATTATCTGCGAGGTTTGGTGCTAAAGTTAGAAATTTAATTGATAGTCCAGAGTATAAACAAATCTTTGGAGATGTAAAATTACGAGAAGATAGTAAGGCTAAAGGACGTTGGGAGACCAATCATGGTGGGGAATACTTTGCAGCGGGTGTTGGCGGTTCTATCACAGGACGAGGGGCGGACTTACTTATTATCGATGATCCACATACTGAACAAGATTCTTTATCAGATAGTGCTATGGAAAGAACTTATGATTGGTATCTTTCTGGACCAAGACAACGTTTACAACCTGGAGGCTCAATTGTTCTTGTAATGACCAGATGGGCTCAAGATGATTTAACAGGAAGATTAATCAAAGCAGAAACTGAACCTAAGGCAGATAAATGGGAAAAAATTTCTTTTCCTGCTTTGCTTGGTGAGGATGAAGATGTGCAACCCGTGTGGCCTGAATATTGGTCACTTGATGAACTAGAAAAAGTTAAAGCGTCTATATCGATTAGAAACTGGTCTGCACAATATATGCAAAATCCAACTTCAGAAGAAGGAGCAATTTTAAAACGAGAATGGTGGGAACCGTGGACCAAGGAAATTCCTACTTTAAAACATGTTATACAATCTTATGACACTGCATTTAGTAAAAAGGAGACAGCGGATTATAGTGCAATAACCACGTGGGGAATATTCACGCCCCACGAGGCTGGGCCAGATGCTATTATGTTAATAGATGCAATAAAAGGCAAATACGATTTTCCTGAATTAAAAATGGTTGCTTTAGATCAATATAAATATTGGCAGCCTGAAACAGTTATCATAGAAGCAAAAGCAAGTGGACAAAGTTTATTACAAGAATTTAGAAGAATGGGAATACCGGTAATGGATTATACTCCTGGACGAGGACAAGATAAGCATTCAAGAGTAAACGCTTGTGCTCCGATATTTGAATCTGGACAAGTTTATTATCCAAGAGATGAGCATTGGGCACAAGAAGTTATAGAAGAATGTGCAGCATTTCCTCATGGAGAACATGACGATTATGTGGACAGCACTACTCAAGCTATGTTAAGATATCGACAAGGTTCATTTATAAAGACTTATTCTGACGAGGATGAGATGCAAAGTTATAAAGAACGTAAATACGTATATTATTAAAAGGAGAAGACATGTCAAAAAAATCAAGAAAAAGAAATAAGATGATTGCAGCTATTTTAGGTGCAACCGCTTTAGGGGCTCTTTCAAAATCACCAAGAGGAATTTCTGGTGATGAAAGAAGAGATATTAGAAAATCTTTGGTGGGTTCAAGAAATAAAAAAGATCTCATGACTGTTGGTAAAACAATGGTTGGTAGCCCAGTTAAAACTGCTGTAGACTATGATGCAAATCCAAGAGAGAGAAGAGACATCTTAAGTAAAGCAAAAGCAGCTGCAACTAAGGCAAGAAAAGCAGTTGAAAAAAGAAGAGATGCAGGTAATTTATCTCCAACTATGCCAAAAAGATCAGGACAAGAATTTGATTTTGGTTTTGGAGTAATGGCTAAAAAAGGAAAAATGGTAAAAGCTCGAGGCGGTGGATTAGCTAAGGGTGGTATGAAACCAACTAAACTTTATTAATGGCCGAAATCGAAAAAGCAATTGTAGAGGAGACTGAAACTCCTGATACAGAAGAGGTAGATATTGAGTTAGAATCAGATGATTCTGAACAAACTATTATTGAACAAGCTGCATCAGAAACTGAAGCCTTTTACTCTAATTTAGCAAATGACATGTCAGAGGATGTGCTTCAAAGAATGTCAAATAGATTGCTTGACGATTACAAAAAAGATAGAGTTTCAAGAAAAGATTGGGAGACTTCTTACACCAACAATTTAGATTTATTAGGTTTAAATCAAAGAGAGATGACGAGACCTTTCAGAGGTTCTGCCTCAGTCACTCATCCACTTTTATCTGAAGCTGTTACACAGTTTCAGGCACAAGCTTATAAAGAATTACTTCCCTCTCAAGGGCCAGTTAGAACTAGAGTTCTTGGAAGGGAAGATAATGAAAAAATAAATCAAGCTCAAAGAGTTCAAGATTTTATGAACTACATGATTACTGAAGAAATGGAAGAGTATACTCCAGAGTTTGATCAATTATTATTTTACTTAGCTTTAGCAGGTTCAGCATTTAAAAAAGTTTATTACGATGAAGTGATGCAAAGAGCTGTTTCTAAATTTGTTCCTGCAGAGGACTTAGTAGTTCCATACTATGCTACGGATTTAACAGATTGTGAAAGAATTACCCATGTAATTAAAATGGGAGAGAATGAAATTTTAAAAAAACAACAAGCAGGATTTTATAGAGACGTAGAATTAAAACCAACTTCAAAGGGTCCAACTGATATTGAAAAAAAATATCAAGAGTTAGAAGGAATAACACCCTCAGCTGATAAACAATATTCTTTTTCAATCTTAGAGATGCATGTAGATTGTAATTTGGAAGAGTTTGAAATGCAAAATTCAGAAAAACAAGTTAAAGTTCCTTACATAGTTACCATCGATGAAGGCTCTGGACAAATTTTAAGCATATATCGTAACTATGATATTGGTGATCCTTTAAAAAAAAGAAAAGAATATTTCGTACATTTTAAATTTTTACCAGGATTAGGGTTCTATGGCTTTGGATTAACACACATGATAGGTGGATTAAGCAGAACTGCTACACAATCTTTACGACAATTGCTTGATGCAGGTACATTATCAAACTTACCAGCAGGATTTAAGTCTAGAGGTATAAGAATTCGTGATGATGATCAACCTTTTCAACCAGGAGAGTTTAGGGATGTTGATGCACCAGGTGGAAATATTAAAGATCAATTCCAAATTTTACCATTTAAAGAGCCATCAGCCACATTATACCAACTTATGGGCTTTGTTGTTGATGCAGGGCAGAAGTTTGCTGCTATAACTAACATGGATGTTGGTAATGACATGCAAAATAGAGCTGTTGGAACAACCGTTTCACTTATGGAACGAGGTTCGAGGGTCATGAGTGCTATACACAAGAGATGTTACTACTCTATGAGAAGAGAATTTAGACTTTTATCAAAAATTTTTGCAACTTATCTACCACCAATCTACCCGTATTCAGTTTATGGAGCAGATCGAGCAGTAAAACAAACAGATTTTGATGACAGAGTAGATGTAATTCCAGTTGCCGACCCAAATATCATGAGTATGGCACAAAGAGTTACAATGGCGAACGAAAATTTAAAAATTGCGATGTCAAATCCCTTAATGCATAATTTAAGAGAAGCATATCGTAGAGTTTATGAAGCATTGGGGACTCAAGACATAGATCAATTGTTAATTCCACAAGAAAGACCAATACCAAAAGACCCTGCAACTGAAAATATGGATGCTATCATGATGAAACCATTAAAAGCTTTTCCAACACAAGATCATATGGCACATATTACTGCTCATAGAGCTTTTATGTCTACAAGAATGGTGCAAATAAACCCACAAGTATATGCAGCCTTGCAATCTCACATTTCAGAACACATTTCAATGTTAGCTCAAGGAGAAGTTGGTGCTCAAATTCAAAATGATCCTATGATGCAACAAATGTTACAATCGGATCCAGAGGGGGCACAAATAAAACTAGATTCAATGATAGCTAATAGAGTTGCAACTCTTACATTAGAACTTGCACAAAGTGAAAATTTAGGAAAACAAGACCCAATAGTAATGTTAAAGCAAAGAGAATTAGATCTTAAGGCTATGGATTTACAAAGAAAAGCAGATCAAGATATGATGGCAAATGAAATCAAAGAAAATGAAATAGATGAAAGATTAGAGATTGATAAAATGAAATTAGAAAATAATGAGGATCAAGCTGCAGAAAGAATTAGGATAGCTGATGAAAAATTAGACATCGCTAGAAAGAAAGTTAAAAAATGAGTTTTATAAAAAAAATTTTACAAAAAATTTTAAACTATGATGAATTAGATTTAAGAATAAGAAGGCTTGAAAGAAAAAATTATTGGAGAGAAAAGTATCATGGCAGATCCTAAGACAGGCACTGGCAAAAAACCTAAAGGTACAGGTAGGAGATTATATACCGATGAGAATCCTAGAGATACTGTTAAAATTAAGTTTGCTACTCCTACTGATGCTCGTAAAACAGTTACAAAAGTTAAAAAGATATCTAAACCATTTGCGAGGAAGATACAAATATTAACAGTTGGAGAACAGAGAGCAAAAGTTATGGGTAAAACAGAAGTTGCTTCTATTTTTAGAAAAGGCAAAGAATCAATTAGAGCAGGGAGAAAAGTATAATGCCATTAACTGCAAAAGGTAAAAAATTAAAAGCTAAATTTAGAGAACAGTATGGCAAGAAAAAAGGGGACACAGTTTTTTATGCTA